AATATGGAGGCATTGCCCAAGTAAGTGTAAAATCACTTGGCTCAAAGTTTTGGTGCATTACTTCATGCGTATTTTGACCTATTCCATGAAAAGTTGTATGTGGACTAGAAACTAAAATTCTTGCTGGTGATAGAACTTGTAGTATACTAGTAAAATAAGAACCTTCTGAAAATAAAGGTTGTTCTGGTGTTGCAAATCCATCACCATCTTCTATAGATGAATTTATTCCTGCAGCAGGAGGATCTAAGTCTTGAATATTACTACCATCAAAAAATACAGTTCCATTCTCCATATCAGTGACAAAGCCACCAAAATCAGATGCTGATAGTTCTAAGTATACCTGCTCTCCTCTCTTTTCATATGATATTTTAGCATTGGTATTATACGATGAAGATAATTGATATATAGAACATGTTATTTCATTTTGTATAACTTGACCGCTAGATGCAACTAAGGCTGCGTCTAATGATGAAGTTAGTAAAGTATTGAAGTGGTGTTCGTAATATGGAAGCTTTAATTCTGATACTTCTATTAGTGGAGGAGTTATATATGTTATTTCAGAAGTATTTCTAGCATCTCTATTTATATAGAGCCTTTTTTGCCATCTAATGTTAAAGGTGTCTGTATTGCTTAGTGGTTGTAGTCTTGCACCAACAACTCTACCTCTTGCAACTGAAACTAATGTTATTTGACCGGATCCTTTTGACCTTGTTTCATCAATAGTCACAACAATACCAATAGAACCATCATCACGTCTATTGTCTAATATTGTTACTGGTATGAGAACACCGTCAGCATCTAATATTTCTATACCAATTTCTGCATTCGGTTCAAGTGTTTCCGGATCAGGTTTGATATAGAATATGTTCTTTCCTACGTGAAGCTGTGTACCAAGATCTGATACATTGAAGTAATTCTCTGAATTACCTGAGTCTTCGATTTCTACAGTTATAGAATCATACCCCAAGTATTTCAAAGGATTTTGTAACGCAGGATCCTTGAATGTTCGTTGTATTGTCGCCACTAAAATAAGTCTCCACTAATATTCCTTTTATACCATATATAAATATAGTCGAAATGAAAAATTAGTTATAGACTACCTTAGATAGTCCTTGAGATTTGCTTATTTCTAATAAATTGTCAGTAATATCTCTCATGAGGTCAATATGGCTAATAATCATAATGTATTCAAACTCTGTTTTTAGATAATCAAACAACATAAAAATAGAATTAAGATTATTAGTGTCTAAATTACCAAAACCTTCATCTATAGCTAAAAAGTTTGGTCTTGGTAGATTAGATACGTTGATTAGACCAACTCTAATTGCAAGAGAACTTATGAATTTTTCCATACCAGAAGTTAATTCTAATGGCCACTTTTTATCATCACCATAACATATTTGTGTGTTTATGTTTTTTCCGTCAACATCAAATATAATACTAAAATCTACTATTTGAGATAGAATAGTATTTACCTCTTCTTGAATATATGGTAAAATATTTGAAACAAGCTCATATGGTACGCCATTTCTCTGTATTGCATTTAGATAGTATTCGTATGCTTTGTATTTTTCTTCTAGGTCATGTGCTTGTTCTATAGAACTATTTATTGACTCAATAGTTTTTGTGACTACTGATATATTACTAAATGATTCTTGTAGGTTTTTAGAATTTATTGATTGTTCTTCTAATACTTCATCTAGTTGAGTTTTTAATAAGTCAATTTTTTTCTGTGTTTTGTTATTACTTCTAATGTTTTCTTCATTTTGGTAATACTTTTTGATTTCTTTCTCTATAGACAATACGTTTCTATTTTTTTCTCTAAGCTCTGACCTTCTCTGCACTCTCTTTAATTTTATTTCTGATTGATAAGAAGATAATTTAACATGTTCATCTTGTAATTTTTTTAGCTCAGCATTTTCAGATTCTACAGATTCTAATATGGAAACTAAAGAATCTAATTTAGATTGTCTATCCAATAATCTATTTACAGATATTTTATCTTCTTCTAGTTCTTTTTCGATTTTGAAAGCACTTTGTACAAAAGGCGTATTTTTACAAAAATCACAGTTAGGGTCAAACTGACCTATGGCTTTAAGTTTATCTAACTTGTTTTTTATGATTATTTTTATCTTATCTAGGTCAGACTTTACTTTAGACTTTTCATTTCTAGCCATATTTAATTTATTTATTCTATCTAAAATATCATCTGAATTATATTTCTTTTGAAGTCTTGTTAGCTCTCTCAACCTAGGAGTGTTTTCAGAAAAATACTTATCATACTTTTCTAGTCTAGCTTCTACTGACGATATTTCTTCTAAGACTTCTTTTTTATTTATTTTCAAATCTTTTATGTTTTCGATATCACCTAGTTTTATTAGATTAGAATTTTGTTCTAATATTTTATCATTTAGCTTTTTTCTTTTTTTATCTAAAGATTGTTGAACCTTTTCTATTTCTGCATAATGTGACTTATATTCTTCTAGCTTTTCTTCTGATTCAATAAGTTGTGTGCTAAAATCTAGGTCTTTGAATTGTTTTAATAATATTTCTACTTCCTTTATTTCTTCGTTTGCAGCTCTATATAATTCTTCAAATACAGTTATATCTAAGAATTGTGCAAGTAAATCTTTCTTTTCTACTTGGCTTTTATCAATGAAACCAGTATTATTGTTTTGTAGTGATAGTGCAGTTAAAACAAAGTCTTCATAATATCCCAAGTATCCACGAATATTTCTATTTGTATAAACTCTTTGTTCACCATTTAGTGATACTTTTTCACCAGCTTCATCAATCATCCAAAAATCTACATCAACTCTAACATGTCCAGTATGAGATCGTTTAGCTCTTCTTTCTATAAAATAATCTATACCTTCAATCTCAAAATTAAAATTGCACTTGAAGTTTGACTTAGAAGTATTCATAACTTCTGAAGCTGATTTTGTTCTTGAACATTTGTCAAATAAACAATATGCTAAAGCATCCAAAATTGCAGATTTTCCTGCATGGTTTGGTGCAAATATACCTATTGTTCCATTCATTTTTTGAAAGTTTATTTCATTATTTTCACCATAACTAAACATATTAGAAAACTTAAAAGTCTTAGGTTTCCAGCTAACATTTCTACTTATTTCAACATCAGGTAATAGTGAATTTAATGACCTATTTATTTTTCTAACTCTATTTAATAAATCAGAATCTAGGTCGTAGTTTCTTTCTAAATAGTCCGATATAAGTTCATTTTGATAATTTGAATCTCTAATATCTTTTGTTATTTCAATGGCACTCTTAGAATTATTAGATATATTAGCAAGTCTATCCGTTTTTATTACAATAACGTCTTGTACTCTAGACTTTTTTCTTATTTCAACGATTGCTTGTTTTACTTCTGCTTGTGTTGTATTTGTTGTTTTTATTCTAAGTCTAGGATATTTAGGTATATTGTCAATGTTTGGTAATACACCATCTGTCATTTCAATCGTGTAGTATCCATAGTCGTTAATTATGTCAACAAATTCAGCTTTTCTAGTTTTCATGTCCCATATTATATAACCATGATTCTCAAAAGTTTCACCAAAGTTTTGTTGAATTAGTGAACCAGCATATGCAACAGTTTTATTTTCATTTAGATATTGTCTTTTATGAATATCTCCTAACATTACAAGGTCACAACCGGTAAACACAGACTGTTTTAGGCTTTCATTATTTACAACATAACCAATATCTGTAACAGAATTGTGTACAGGTCCATGGTGAAGTCCTATTTTAATACCAGTTGCCTTTCTAGCATCTGGGAAGTCCTTAGGGTCATCAAACACTGACATTACTATAAAATCTATATTACAAACTCTGTATATTCCACTATCTTTTAAGTAATGTAAATTTGGGTGATTAAGATTATCTATTATAGGAGATAGTGCATCTAACCTACTTGAATTATTTAAGTTTGCATCATGATTACCAGTAATTACTATTGTTGGTCTTATATCTGCCAGCTTTCTAAAAAATTCAGAAGTTAGTTCTACTAGTTCTGGACTGATATCGGTTTTTGTATGTACAATATCTCCAGCAACATAGATTAAACTATCTTTAGGAAGTTGTTTAGCATCTTTATATAGTTTTCTGAATACTTGCCTATATTCTTTATGTCTCTTAAAGTTTCTAATGTGTATATCTGCTACATGTAGAATCTTGTCTATTTTTTCTAGTCCAACGTCTATTTGCATATAAATTTATACTCCATCAATTTTCTAAATGTTAAAGGCTTAGAATTATTTATTAAGTCTTGAAACTTATCATATCCCATTTCACTAGGATCTGATTCTCCTAATTCTATAAGATGTACTTCTTTATCTAATTTCATAAAATATTCTGCCATTTTTATAGAATGTTCTAATGCATCTGAGTCTAATGCAATATTTATTCTTTTTACTTTATTTTTTATTATTTTTGTTTTAAGACTATCTAACATTAGTTTACCAAACAATGGTATAGCATTATGCCTAGCTGCAATTGCATCGAATGCACCTTCTACTATTGTTATTGGCTCATTCCAATTGATAAACATATCAAAACCAATAATATCTTTACTAACCCTAGGATTGTTATGCTTATATGTAGCATCTTCATAATAACTTCTACCAGTAAAAAAGTTTAGATTACCAGTAGAATCATAACTAGGTATAATTACCATGCCACTATATCTTCCACTTTCGCATATACCAATTCCATATCTTAACATGTCTTTACCATTCACTCCTCTACCAAGAAGATATTTAATGGCATTCTTATATTCTGGGCTTTTTTTATTTCCTAAATATAGTGGTGTATATTCTATAGGAAGAGATAAATCATCATATTTTTTAGAGGTTATAGTACTAACAACTTTACCAATTATCTTTGATAGTCTATTCATTATTTCTTGAGATACATTTAACTTTCTAAATAATGATGCTATAGTTCTACCCTTTGCACTACATACCCAACATTGCCATTTTTCTGTTTCAATATGGATATTAAACTTCATCTTATGGTGTTTACAAAAAGGACAATGAAAGCCAACTTCTCCAGTATGACTATTATGCTTTGACTTACCAAGCACTTGCTCTAATATTTGTAGTGTTCTTAAGTTACCCATTATAGGTATAATATAATAAAAATTCTTTAACTGGTAAAATCTGAGGTATTATTTTTCTTTTAGCCAGGCAGTTGGAATTACCTTATCTGACCATAATATATTATGCTTTTCGCAATAATCTGCATAGGTTGTTTTAGAACCTTTTCTTATTTTTCCGTTAGGATTTTGAAAAACAAATCTAATATCTAATTCTGGATGTTGTTGTTTTATTAGTAGATGCTTTTTACGATCTTCTAATGTCCATCTACCCTTTGTTTCTATTAAGATACCATTTGGAAGTGTAAAATCTACTGTATATTTATGGTGTGTTTCAGGCTTTACGTATTCAATTTGCGTAACCTCATATTCAAACTTAACCTTTTGTTCTGAAAGTGCAGAAGCGACCTTATTTTCAAAGCCGCTTCTATACCCATTTATTTGTTTTATTCTTCTTGCCATATATAACCTTTATTGTTTTTAACTATTATGTAGTTGATACGTCTGCTACATCACATAAGCAAAATGCTTGTATTGACCATCCCGATCCATCACTAATACATTCTACTCGAGTACCTCTCAAGAACTTTGAATTTGCAAACTCGAAGTGAGTACCTGAAATATCTTCATTTCCATCATCACATATTGCAACACCAAATAATATTGCAGATGGTGCTGAGAATCTAACTGTGGAAGCTCCTGGAGCTGCAACTGAAAGGAATGTGTAGCTAAGACCTGCTTCTGCAGCTGGTAGCTCCATTACTACGTTATTACTATCAGCGCCTGCGTTTATTACAAGTACCTTGTTTGAAGGGTCAGTTTCAACTGCACTTGTCATATTATTAGTTACTGAACCTCCAGAGTTTGTAATAGTTTCAGTTGGTCGCTTATTAGATAAGACGTTGATGAAACTTGTTGAAGCTCCACTTGCACTAATAGTAGCAGATGCAGTTATATGTCCATCTACTCTTAACTGGCCATCCAGATGTAAATCTGGAGTATTTACAGCTAAAGTAGTAGTTGAATTACCAGTAATATCTCCAGAGAATATACTATCTACAACTAATGCTCCACTCGTACTTATATTAGTTGAAGCCGTTACTGGAGTATTTAATTGTATTTGACTCGTATTAAATTTACCAACAATAACATCGTTTGCTTCAATATCAACAGTGTCATTCGTCATTTGAATTCCAGTGTTTGCATCACCTACACGACTTACTAAACTATCAGCTTCAAACTTATTAGCAATAATAGTTCCACTTGCACTTATATTACTAGATGCTGTTATGTTTTGTGTTGCCTTTATACTTAGAGCTTGAATATCACCTAAACTTGATAATATAATTTGATTATCTGCGAAAAGTCCAGAGTCTCCTATTACTTGACCACTTGAGCTTATATTAGAAGATGCAGTTATTGTTGTAGTATTAAAACCTGGACCAGGTACATCTAGAACACCATTTGCTTTTCTTATGTTCTGATCTTCTACCAATACATTTGTAAACTGACCATATCCACTACCACTTATATTACCTGATGAAGTTACGTTGAATATAGTCATACCTCCACCTATACTAAGGGTAGATGTTGCACTCATAGATA